CTATAATATTTTTACCGCATCTAATCTTTCTCGTTCTCTTTCTTTCAGCTTCTCCGTAACGTGGAAGTAAATCTCCCTAGTTGTTTTGCTATTCTTGTGTCCCAGTCGTCTAGCGATTTCGTCTAGCGTCATTCCTCGCGCCGCCAAAAAGGAAGTATGCGTGTGCCGAAGGGCATGGGACGTTAGTTCTCTCCCGATAGCTTTCGTAGTCCCCTTTTTGAATGATTTATTGAACGCGGCTATTTGAATATGCCTACCTTCTTCAGAGTAAAATAAATCTGAGCGGAAGCCTAAAAGCATTTGCTCTTTTTTATGCTCTATTCTAATCTGCTTAATTGTCCGCACTAACTCTTCTTGGATATAGACTTTCCTGTAAGATGCATCGTTTTTCGGAGTGGTCGTAGTCTTCTTGTTTTCGTCTGTCGTTTTTGTTACGGATATATATCTAGAGTCTAGGTCAACGTCCGAATCATTTAGAGCGGTGAATTCGCCCATTCTTAGCCCCGTAAGGACGAGAAATTGAGCGATAAGGTATGTTTTATACCATTGACCCTTTAATTGCTCTAAAACGGCTTTAAGCTCGTCCTCTTCCATATACTTCATGCTGATGTCCGGGTTGTATTCGACAGGATCTATTTTCTTTATAAACGATATATCCTCTATCATGTCATGCTTGTATCCCCAGTTCAAAACCGCGATTAACCTTTTCCGTAAGTCCTTAAGGCTTGCGAGGGTCAAATTCGCATTCTTGTTGTAAAATTTCCCTAGGATATAAGGGGCGTTTAGTTTTCCCACAAGCGTTTTGCCATTTAGGACCTTGCACAACTTTTTTACCGACGAGGCATTTCTTCTAACGGTGCTATTTTTGATACTAGGGCTTTGCTCCTGGAACGCGATATACCGCTTTCCTAACTCCTTTAAGGTTATGCTCTCGGTTGCGTTGCCCTCGGTCTTTTTCCGAATTTTCTCGTCGAGGACCGTCCTCGCCTTGTTTTCCTTTTGCTTTGTCCATTTTCCGTCGAACGTCTTAGAAACATACTTCCTTTGCCCTGTCATTGGGTCTTTGTAGGAATCTGTAAATTTGCACTTCCCTTCGATTTCCTCATGCCACATAATCATTCTCCTTTCATTTTTGGGTATAAAAATAACGCCTACACAGGCGCTAGGACTTATGATATAATGTGTTTGTTGGGAACGCACTATATTGCCTAGGCTATGTAGTATGTTTCGCCGCCCTTGCCGTTACTGGTAGGGGCGGTTTTTACTTTAGTTACTGATTTGCAAGCTCGTAAGTTGCCGACACCTTGTTTCCGTTGGCGTCATGTTCGTTCAAGGTAACTTTAATCGCTCCGGGCGCATCTACGCCTAGAGCATATTGCGCGTTGCAACTAGCTCCTACTGGAACTCTTTGTGCACGCGCCGAAACATCGGCCGGGTATGAGTAACCCATAGCACCGCTTTCGTCGACAAATTGTGCAGATAAGAAGTTCATGAACAGGCCGTCACTAGAAGCTTTGTCGTAACCAATATTTTCGTAAGTGTAATCAATTATGTATACGGCGTTCGGCGCTTTATCAGAGTACTTGTTTCGGTCATCAGTTTCGGCAATAGAGTTGATTGTGAATTTCCATTGCCCTGGAACTTCCCACGTTTCTCCTAGATGATAGGTTTTCGAATCTTCCGCACTCGCATTCGCATCAGCGCTCTCGAAGGAATGATTTGGCAACTTTATTTTTTCCATCATTTCAACGAAATCTTCTTTATATTTAGTGTAGTTATCTTCGGTTGCGGCAAACATCGTGTAACATGCTTTATCGCCTATGGGGTAAACATAGCTTACTACCTTCAAACTTTTTTCACCTAGCGACCAGTCGCCAGTTGCCTTTTTCGCGGGTTGCTTGGAAAGGGTGATGTCTTCTGACTTAAAATTACTCATCCCTTCTTGGGCGCTTATCGCTGCTTGCAGGGTAAGTAAATTCAAATCAAGAGCAGTGGTCGTGTTGCTAGCTCCAGCAAAGGTTGTAATCATACAATCGTCATCGGGCTTCAAGGTAAATCCGCTTTCATCCTCCGTCAACTCCCAATCCTTGGGGAAAGAAAAGTCTACGCCTTCAAATGCAAATACACTATATTCGATGCTGTCCTTTGCTGATTTTTCTTTTTCGTCAACTTCCGCCTTCTTACCACCACAGGCTACAAGTGACATAGCCATTGTGGCGATTAGTAGCATTGTTGTTAATTTTTTCATTCTATTTCTCCTTCTTGATGTGATTAAAACTTTCCTCTTAACTCGACAACTTTTCCAATTATTCTTACTGGTATTTTCTCTATTTCTTCATTTGTGTAGTATTTAGGCTCATATTTAGGATTGTTGGCAATTAACTCTATCCCTTCGTGATACTTCCGTATTCGCTTACAGGTAGCATCGTGTCCATTAACATAAACTATCGCCGTTTCTCCGCTTTCTACGTCGCTTTGCTGACGGACGATTACTACATCGCCGTCTAGTATTCGTGGCTCCATGCTATCGCCCTGTATCTTTAGCCCGAAATAACTCCCAGTATTAGCCATCTCCATTGTTATCTCTTCTTCGCCGATAAAATCTTCGATTGCCTCTATCGGTATGCCCGCGGCGACTTTGCCGAGGACTTTTATCTTTACGGCGTGGGTATCGGTAGTATCTCTAAAGGTATATTTGTTATTCCGAGATGTTATAATGTCAAAGCCCATCAGCCAAGCTTCGCTAACATTCAAGGCTTTTGAAATAAGAAATATGCGGTCTTGTTTCGGCTTTACTACACCGTTCATATACTGAGATATAGAAGATTTTGGAATGCCTGTCTTTTCAGACAACTCTGCGGGCGATAACTTGCGCATATCAAGCCCTTCTTTAATCCTATCTTTAATTTCTTTGATTGGTGCACTCATTGTTTACGCCCCTTCCTTATATAAGTCTGTGAAAACATCATAACAAAGTTGAACTAAAAACACAATAAAAAGATGAAAAAAGTTAAAAAAAGTTAAACATAACCCTTGACAATAATGGTTCAACAATGTTAAACTATGGCTATCACAAAGAAAGGGGGACAACTCAATGGCATTTTCATACGACAAGTTGCGAGGAAAAATTGTTGAAGTTTATGGAAGTCAATTAGCGTTTGCTAAGGCTTTTGGAGTATCAGAGAATATTGTTTCGCAAAAAATGAACAATAAAACACGCTTTACCTCTGACGATATTATAAAGATAGCGTCGATGTTAGATATTTCGAAAGAGGAAATAGGGGTGTATTTTTTTTGCGAAAAGAGTTCAACAAAGTTAAACAAATAGGGAGCCGCCATGAACGAATTACAGATTTTCGCAAATGAAGAGTTCGGGGAAATCCGAACGGTACAACTGAATAATGAAACCTACTTTGTAGGGAAAGACGTAGCTGAGGCGTTAGGGTATGCAAATCCCAAAAATGCAGTTCCGACACACGTACAAGATGACGATAAGCTGAGTACCCGAATCGAGTACGCAGGTCAGAGAAGAGAAGTGACAGTAATTAATGAATCGGGATTATATGCTCTTATCTTTGGTAGCAAGTTAGAGTCAGCGAAACGATTTAAACATTGGGTAACTTCCGAAGTTCTCCCCTCAATCCGCAAGAACGGCTCTTACGGTGTTCAACCACAAGGAAAAGACTTGCTAGCGTTAGCGGTGTTAGAGGCTCAGAAAGTTATCGAAGAGCAAGCTAGTCACATTGAGCGGATGCGACCGAAAGAAATCTTTGCGGATGCCGTATCAGTAGCAGACGACTCAATACTTGTTGGAGAGTTGGCGAAGTTAATCAAACAAAACGGATACGACATTGGGCAGAATCGCTTATTTGAATGGCTAAGAGAGCAAGGTTACTTGATTAAGGGCGGTAGCGATAGAAATATTCCAACTCAGCGTTCTATGGAAATGAAACTGTTTGAGATTAAAGAGCGCACTATCAGCAATCCCGACGGAAGTGTAAGGACTACACGCACAACCAAGGTTACTGGAAAAGGTCAGATTTATTTTGTTAATAAATTTGTAGGGAAGTCGCTAGCAGTCCAATAAACCAAACAGGAGAAAGGAGAGCAGGAATGATACTAAAGAAGATTTTGCAAGAGTTAGTCCTAATAAGAAAAGAACTCCAAGCTATTAGAAGTAGCAAAGAGTCCTTGACGGTCGTTCCGATGGCGCTAGATGGGAAAGAGATAGCAGAAATAATCTCTAGTCACCACTAGGAAAGCGTTTGTTGATTATCAGAAAGGAGCGAGTACATGGTAATAATCAAGTTTAATCAAAACCACCCAGTAATCGCCTCTATTAAGTCACTCGCCGAAGAACGCGGGCTATCCAAGAGGACGATATCGCGCCGTATAGACGAATTAGAAACGTTATGCGGGAAAGGTAAGCGGTATCCACCCAAATGCGTTGAGCGAATGAATGGAAAGGTTACAGGGGTTGATTACCTAGCGTTTTGCGATTTTATGGCGAACTATGACGACTTGAAAGAAAAGAACCTAGCGAAAGACCTAGAGCCATACGACCCACTAGATAGAGCATGGAGAATTGGCTTGTGGGAGAAAGCGGAGGAAAAGGCGATATGAAGCATCTAAAAACATTAGCCATATCCCTAGTAGCGATTGCCTTTTTCATCGCCCTAGCAACATTCGCAAGCATGATTAATAGCCCCTCAGACACTTGGAGCGCAACAGGCGGCATCGCAAGCCTAGCGATTATGGGAGTAGGGGCGTTGATACTGAGGGCGCTAGGGGTGTGGGAATGAAAGGAGAAGAATGAAACAGCCCAAGAAATTTAAGAGAGAACACAAAGAACTACTATCCAAGCAAGGCCTAGAGCCTAGCGAGTGGGGACTCATTCGGGAATATACCGAGGATATCCACATTATTAACCGGAAGTCGGGAGAGATTAAGGCAATTGAAAAGTCCCGAAACGTTGGCAGACGCTCCGGGACCACAGTTACAAAGCAAATATAACTACCTCTAATTATAGAGGAGAAAGCGAGAAAAATCAATGGATGAATTAATGGTAACAATCACTTTAGAGGAATACCGTCGCTTAGTGGGCGAGGAAGAAAGACTTAAAGCCCTCTGCATGGAATTAGGGAGAATGTGGGATATCGATAGCGAAAACTATTCCCCTAGTAGCGACGAAATGCTTTTAGCAAACTATTACGATATTGAATTTCCGAGATACAGAAAAGCGTTAGAAAAGAAAGCAAAACGAGAAAAAGAGAGCGTGGAGGGCAAAGATAATGAGTAGTTATTCATTGGAAGTAAATCAACAACAGGGAGTTATAGATTTTAATTTTGAGGAACTTAAAAAGAGTCTCGAATTAAAGATGGCGGAATACGAAGGTTCAGTCTTTACGGAAGAGAATAAGGACATTGCAAAAAAAGAAGTTGCAAGTCTCAGAGCTCTTAAGAAAGAAGTGGACGCAAAGCGCATCGAGATTAAGAAACAGTCAATGGAGCCGTACAACGCCTTTGAAAGCAAGGTTAAAGAGCTTACTGGAATCATCGACCGTCCTATCGAATTAATCAGCAGGCAGATTGAGGAAATGGAAGAAAAGCGGATTACTGAAAAGAAATTCCTTATCCAAGAGCTATTTCACGAGGCGTTCGGTTCTACCGAGGAATTGTCTTTTATCAGCTTAGAGAATATCAGCGATTCCAAGTGGACGAATGCAAGCGTGTCTAAAAAGGCTATTAAAGACCAGTTAGAAGAGATTAAGGCTCGAACGCTTAATGAACTGGCAATTATAGGCGCTAATCCGTCTGATGCCAAAAAAGAGGCTCTAGATCTATACAAGATTAACCGAGACTTAACGGCTGCGTTAACCCATATCAATACCTACGAGGCTAACAAGGCGAAAGCGTTGGAGCGTGAGGAAGAGAAGAAAAAGCAAGAGGAAGAGCGCAGAATACAGGCGGAAATCGGGCGCGCAAAAGCGGACGAAAGAAAGCGCTTAGAGGAAATTGAACAGGCTAAGAAAGACGCTGTTAAAGAAGAAGTAGAGGGCTTTCAGACGGACGATTCTCTTCCCTTTATCCAAAAAGATACGCAAGTTGCTTACTACAAGGTAGTAGCTACTGCCGAGGAACTGGAACGTGTGGAAATGGCATTCTCTTCAATCGGCATTGAGTTTGAAAGAGTGATTAAGGGGGCTTAGAAATGGATTTGAGAGAGAAATTATCTTGCATTCAGCAAGAGCTTAAAGCCCCAAAGGATTTGTTTAACTCTTCCGGGAAGTACAAATATCGAAATGCTGAGAGTATCCTAGAGGCTTTTAAGCCTTACGAAAAGAAGTATGAAGTCTTACTGGTGCTAAACGATGAAATCGTGATTGTTGGCGACCGTATCTATGTTAAGGCGAATGCTACGATTATGGATTTGAAATCTGAATCGACAATAACCGCGTCGGCTTTCGCTAGAGAGCCCCTAGACAAGAAGGGTATGGACGATAGTCAAATTACTGGAACGGCATCGTCTTACGCAAGGAAGTACGCTCTTAACGGTTTATTACTTCTCGATGATACGAAAGATGCCGATACGGACGAATACAAGAATCAGACGAGCGGTAAAAATAATGAAGAGGACGCGTCGAATGTCTCCGCAGGCAAAGCGCATATCGCAACGCTTAAAAAGGAATTGGAAAGAACAGGCGTTACTGAACAGAGCTTTTTCGGCGGTCTAGGCATTAGCAAGTGGGAAGATATCACGATGGATGTTTTCAAAAGGGCAATGGATAAGTTTAAGAAAACACCTAACAAAAAGGATTGATAACATTGATAAAAATACATAGCAAGCTAGATATTACTCCCGAAATGAAAATAGCCATCAAAACGCTACTGTCCAATCTAGCTGAGTTTGATATTGAGGTTGAAATCAAGAAGGCGACGAAGAAAAGAAGCCTAGACGCAAACGCGTATTTCCATGTTCTAGTTGGCAAGTTAGCCGACGCCCTAGGAACTTCCAAGCCATACATGAAGAACCTCTTATTAAGCAAATACGGACAGCTAGAGTATGACGACGATAAGCTAGTAACCTTAATCGTCCGAGACGACCTTGAAATGTGGGAGCGCGAAGAAATCCACTTGCGCCCCACCGACAAAGTAAAGACCTTGGACGATAAGAGAGTGTACCGAGTACATCTAGTCGTTAGAGGTAGCCACACTTACAACAGTGCGGAAATGGCAAAGCTGATTGATGGGACCGTCCAAGATTGCAAGGATGCTGATATTGAGACCGAGACCCCGGACATGATTAAGGGAATGCTGGAAAGATGGGGTGTAAAGCATGGCTAATAAATTATGGAGCTGCTTTACCAAGGATATGGACCATTGCTACTTTACTGGCAAGTCGCCAGTCGAACGCCACCATATTTGGGGAGCGGCAAACAAGAAGTTTAGCGAGCATTACGGCTTTGCACTTCCGTTATCGCCGGAGCTACATCCCAACGGAGTGTTTTTCAATCCGCCGAGCGAATATGCGGAAATAGACAAGCTGATGAAAGATGCTTGCAAAGAGTACTACATAACCTACTACGGAACTGAGGAAGACTGGTACAACGAGATCAACCGTAGAGGGTTGGCAGAATTTAAGACGATAGAGAAGGTTCAAAGACCTTTTTCTATACAGTAACTAAACAACTGTTACGTACGAAAATCGACAAATCATTGTATCACAGACTTTGGTTTAAGCCTTTTTCGTAAGCCGTCCGACTCCTCAGTCGGGCGGAGAAAGGAGACTATGGACATTTTAAATCATATCCCTACCGGCAGAGAGAACGCCGTATCAAGAGGCTACCTTTCCGCGGTCACAGGGTTAAGCGATAGAAATATAAGGCAACTAATACACGATGCTAGACGGCGTATACCGATTATAAACGCCCAAGAGGGCGAAGGGTACTATATCCCCGATATGAACACAGAAGATGGCAAGAACGAGCTATTACGGTGGTACAGGCAAGAGCGGAGTCGACTCAAAAGCATTGGCTACGCAACAACTGCCGCAAGGCGCACCTTAAAGAATTGCGGGGTAAGCGTAGATGGGTAAAGCAAGTAGAGATAAAGGCAAGCGGGGCGAAAGAGAGCTCGCTAGCGAATTAAGGCAGCATGGTTACAATTGCCGACGAGGGCAACAGTTTTGTGGCTCCAACGGAGACGCTGATGTAGTCGGCTTACCTGGAATCCATATCGAGTGCAAGCGCGTCGAAAGGTTAAACCTATATGACGCTATGGCACAGGCGAAAGCGGATAGTAAAGGCGATTTGCCCGCAGTATTCCATCGTAAGAACAACTGCAAATGGGTCGTCATTATGAAGTACTTGGACTGGATAAAAATGTTAACTAAGTGGTTCACAGGACAGGACGAGCCGAGGGGCACGATAGACGAATATATCAGCATAAAATTTGTAGAAAAGGATAGGTTTAACGTCTATAAAGAATTGTCTGTAAGTAGAGAAGAGGGCATGATTTACGCCTTTTGTAACGTAAGAAAATCAACTGGCGAATGCATAACGGTCATGACCCTAGAGGATTGGATGGAGATTTATAAAGAGTGGGAGGCAGATAGGCGAAATGAGTGATGGAGATTACATCAAACTTAACCGAAAAATTCTAGAGTGGGAATGGTATTCCAATATTAATACTAAATCCTTATTTTTCCATTGTCTCTTAAAAGCAAATTGGAAGGATGGAAAATTCGAAGGAGTTGAAATAAAAAGAGGGTCATTCGTCACTTCTTACCCTCAACTTGCGGCAGAAACTAACTTGTCAGTTAAGCAAGTCAGAGTCGCGCTAAATCACTTAAAAAGGACAGGGGAAGTGGCAGTCAAAGGGCACGCTAAATTCAGCGTAATTACAGTAAATAATTACAATGCGTACCAAGACAAGGGCACGATAGAGGGCAGTCAAGGGGCAGTCAAAGGGCAGTCTAAGGGCAGTCAAGGGGCAACAATAGAAGAAGGGAAGAAAGAAAGAAGGAAAGAAGGAAAGAATAATATATATACGCCCGATTTCGAAATCGTTTGGAATCTGTACCCAAGAAAAGTCGACAAGCAAAAAGCGTTTAAGTCCTACGAGGCAAGACGCAAGGAAGGCTTTTCAGCGGACGAGCTCATGCGAGCAGTTAAAAGATACAGTAGCCAATGTGGCACGGAAGAGCGGTTTATAAAACATGGGGCAACTTTCTTTGGACCGGTTACCAAGACTGGCGAAGATTATCCCTTTACCGATTTTTTAAGACCTGCACCAGGGGAACCTGTTAGGTGCGTGGAAGAACTGGAAGGATGGCGCTGATGTACGAATTTGAGAGAGGCGATGCTTACCGCTTTGCGAGACACGTCTACACGGAAACTAAAGAGCGAAACGGCGAGCTGCACTTTAAAGAGTGCCCGTACTGTAAAGGCGGTAGCGGACGAAAGAAAGACAACTACACGTTTGCAATCAACCTTGGAAATGGTCAGTGCAAATGCATGAGAGCATCATGCAATGTATCGGGAAACATGAAAACTCTAGCCGAAGATTTTAATTTTGACCTTGGAGACGCTGACGAATACTACAACCCCAAAAAGCAGTACAGGCGATTGCCAACCCCAAAGGAGTCGATTAAGCCTAAAACGCCTGCGGTCAAATACTTGGCAAGCCGAGGCATTTCCGAGGCGGTGGCTGAGCAGTACGAGATCACTACGCAGACCAAGGACGATAATATCTTAGTCTTCCCCTTCTACGACGAGCGCGGAGCCTTGCAGTTTATAAAATACCGCAAGACGAACTTCGACAAGGCGGTAGATAACAACAAGGAGTGGTGCGAGGCGAATTGCAAACCGATACTGTTTGGGATGAAACAATGTGACCCCACCGTCAGCACCCTAATCGTTACCGAGGGGCAAATCGATAGTTTAACGGTCGCCGAGTGTGGATATAAAAACGCCGTAAGCGTTCCCACAGGCAAAAACGGTTATACCTGGGTGTCCTACTGTTGGGACTGGGTGCGGACGTTTGACACGATAATTATTTTCGGGGATTGCGAGCGTGACGAGATTACCCTTGTGGATGGCTTTAGTCGCCGTTTCCAAAATAAAATCAAGGTGGTCCGAAGGGAAGATTACCAAGATTGCAAAGATGCCAATGAGTTGCTTTTAAAGCATGGCAAAGAGGCGGTCAAAAAAGCGGTAGATAGTGCTGAACCATTACCGATAAAGCGAGTAAAGCAACTAGCTGATATCGAGGCGGTAGATATTTATAATCTGCCAAAGCTAAAGACTGGCATTAACCAACTTGACCGATTACTATACGGCGGCTTGCCCTTTGGTGGCGTGGTTTTAATTTCGGGAAAGCGTGGCGAAGGTAAGAGTACTCTAGCGAGTCAGATTATCGGCGAGGCGATAGAGGACGGCAAGAAAGCCCTAGCCTACTCGGGAGAGCTGCCAAACTATATGTTTAAGGCTTGGCTAGACTTCCAGCTAGCCGGTAGCAAGAACATCGAGGAAAATAAAAATCCTTTCGGGGATGTGTCTAGGTTTATCGCAAAGCCCAAGCAAGCCAAAATTAACGAGTGGTATCGGGACAAGCTATATATCTACGACAACACGATTGTGGACGAGGACGAGCAAGAGGACTTGTTAAAGACTATCGAAAACGCAATCATGCAGTACGACGTAGAGGTCGTGCTAATCGATAACCTCATGACCGCTATAGATCTAGGCGAGGCAAGCGGGACAGATAAGTACGAGCGCCAAACGAAGTTTGTGCAGAGTCTTGCGAGACTGGGGCTGAAATACAATACTCTGTTTTTGCTAGTAGCCCACAAGCGTAAAAACGGCTATGGCGGAGACGAGAACGACGAAGTTAGCGGAGCGTCCGAGATTACCAACCTTGCAAGCGTAGTAATAGCCTACGGCAAGGGGAAAGACGAGATTGACGACGAAAGGGTTTTAAAGGTCACGAAAAATCGTATTTTTGGAAAAGTGAATTATAACGGCTTTGTCCTGTCTTTCGACGAAAAGGCGAAACGAATTTACGGGCACGGCGACGACCTATCGAGGAAGTACGGTTGGGAGTCAGACGATTTTGAACAAGTGTCTATTGACATGGAAATACCATTCGACTAGAGGTGCGTATGAGCGATTTTAAACAATTTTTAAGGCGAGTGCACAGAAAGTTGCGGGGTATCCGTTGCGCTGACTGTAAGCACTATGACGGACGCTACGGCGACGATAACTGTTTTGCTTGCCTAGTGGATATAAGGAGTAGCGAATATGAGCAACGAAAAGGTTAGAGAGTACTTTAACTTCTACACGGAATTATGGAAATTTATGAAGAAGTACCTCGAAATCGAAAAGCCTACCGAGGAAGATTACAGGCGGTTGGTAGAGGAGTCGAGCGAGCTAGGCAAGAAAGACCTTGCAACTGAATTATTGCGGACGGGGCTTATTTGTGCCACTCTCGACGGAATTGACGAGGTGTGGAATGAATAATAAAGAATTTGGCGAACGCTTAAAGGGCGCGATGAAAGAAAAACGAATAAAGTCTATAAATCTCGCTGAGGAAATGGATGTTACTGTTGGGTGCGTATCGCAATGGCGACGCGGGATAAAGAAACCAAATAAAGACAACCTAGGCTACTTAGCGGAAGTTCTGGGAGTAACGGAAGGGTGGTTGGAACATGGAACAGATTAACGGATTTGGCAGACGCTTAAAAGAAATAATGCAAGCCCACGGCTATACTTTGGGCTTGATACAGAGAAGGCGGGGAGTCAGCACCGCAGCAGTAAGCGGATATTACACAGGCAGAAATTCGCCCACGATTAACTCGCTGAATCTTTTAGTTAGTCCGTTAAAGATATCTCTAGACTGGCTAGTGTACGGCGAGGGCTATGTATACAGAACCGAGGGCGATATAGAGTACGACATTGATGTATTTCCGACAAGGCTAGCTAACGCTATGAATGATAAAAGATATACCGTAGATGGATTATCGGATGATAGTGGAGTGAGCGACTCGAGCATAAAAGGGTATTTAGAGGGCGAGAACCTTCCGAGTATTACGGCGATTACGAAGTTGAGCAAGTGCTTGGGTGTGTCGGTAGATTATTTACTGGGCAAGACGATTAAGAGCAGAAAATAGCAAACAGAAAGGAGTCGGAACCCCGGCCGGGTAAAGATTAATCGGTTCCTTTCGAAGCATGAAAAGAAAAGTAAAAGCAGAGTTATTCAATGACAATTTCCAAAATTATAAAAAGTACGGCGTACCAAAAGCGCAACTAGTAATCGCGGATATTCCGTACAACCTAGGCAATAATGCCTACGGTTCAAGCCCCGAATGGTACATAGGGGGGATAACAAGAAAGGCGAGAGTAAAAAGGCGGGAAAAGCGTTCTTTCACACAGATTATAACTTCAACATTGCGGAGTATTTTCACTTTTGCAGCAAGTTATTAATCAAAGAGCCAAAAGAGCGTAATAAAGCCCCGGCAATGATTGTGTTTTGCTCGTTTCAACAAATGCCAATGATAATCAAATACGGCGAGAAACACGGCTTTAAACATAGTTACCCGCTTATTTTTATCAAGAAGAGTAGTTCGCAAGCGTTAAAGGCGAATATGAAAATTCTAGGAGCTACCGAATACGCCGTTGTGCTTTATCGGGATAAGCTACCAAAGTTCAACAATCAAAATCTTAGTTGGAATAATGGTAAAAAGATGGTACTTAACTGGTTTGAATGGGAGCGGGATAATCCGAAGGAGTACCCGAAGCTACACCCCACCCAAAAGCCAGTAGCGGTTCTGAGAAAGTTGATTGAAGTATTTACGGACCCGGGCGACGTGATAATCGACCCCTGTGCAGGCAGCGGGACAACGCTGAGGGCGGCAATGGAGTTAGGGCGAAACAGTTACGGCTTTGAAATTTTAAAGGATTGCTATAAGAGGGCGAATGAAGAAATGCTGAACTACGTAGACGCGCAAATGAGCATAGATGATTTTTTAGAGGAGAAAAGCGATGATTAAATGCGGAGAATGCGAATACAACCGCTACAACGTAATCGAGGAGATGTTTTACTGCGGTAACGAGGATAGCGAGAACTTTGGAATAGATACCGCCTATGACGATGAGTGCGAGGACGGAGAGGAGAAGTAGAAGATGGAGAGGTTTACGGAAAGAATTGCGGAAGATTGCGCAGAATACGAAAACACAGGCTTAACACCCGAGGACGTAGTAAGAATTAACGATTTCGCAAATAGCCAACTGGCCAAGACCATCGCCAAGCTGCAAGCGTATGAGCGGACAGGGTTGACACCCGAGGAGATTATGGACGGCAAGATGCTTACTGGGTGGATACCAGTAGCGGAACAACTTCCGAAACTTGACGAAGATGGATATGCATACGTTTTAGTGTGCATGGACGATGAATTTGTGGCAACAACGGACTATACGAGAAACGAAGGCTTTAGCTTATGGGAAGATAGCGGAGAGGTTATCGCTTGGATGCCACTACCCGAGCCGTACAAAGGAGATTAACACGGACGATAAACAATACTGCGCCACTTGCCACCACTACGAGTTGTTTAACGGAGTATGTTGCAATCCCGATAGTGAGTGGTGCGCAGATTTTAGAAATGCCGACCATACTTGCGAGGAGTGGGTTGATAAAAAGGACTACCTACCCTCTGAGAGCGTGTGATTTAAAATTCTAGCCATTATAGAACGAGTAGGGCAGAATGATTAGGCTAAATAATTAAAATGGCTTAAATCGCAAATTACGAAGCGTGAACGACTGTTAGGAAATGTTAATATGCGACGTCGTAACTCCCCGACATTGATGTCGGGAACATAGGCGAAAAGGAGAAGGATATGGATAAAACAATAACAATAAAAGCGACAATGAACGAGCGGTGGATTGATGATTTTTGCAGCTTTTTAAATTACATGGAAAAGTGCGGAAACGTAGGGCATACCGGAATAGTATCGTTTCTCGCTGATGGAGACGGCGACTTTAGACCAAAGTTTGAGATAGATACTAAATACAATAAAACAGACGGACGCACAGAAGGGCTATTAAAGCCGGAAGTTATGTTTGATGCCGGTTAAGAGTGAGAATGATAGGAGATAAAGCATGAGCGAAATAAGAGAAAAGATAGAGTCAATTATAGATAAATACTGGCAAGAAGATGAAGAATATTACAGCCAGTACAGGTATGAAGGGGAAGAAGAAAAAGAGTTTGATATACAAAAAGAAGTTGGCGAGTTTTTAAAAAATGCTAGAGGTGTGACGGATTGTAAAATCGAATTTGAAGAGGGGTTTAGTAGTTGTGCGTATGACAATGACTTCTTGGCGATTTGTTGGATTTGCAATGGGGAACTCGATTTATTAACCGTACTACTGGAAGTGATGTAAACGAGAATTTAGGAGAATAAATTATGGCGTATAAAAGTGAAAATGTTAAATCTATCTCGACCTATGACCTAGAGCATAGTATTGAGCGAATGGAGAAGCTAAAGGAAATGTTGGAAATGCAGAATAAAGGATTGCTAAATCTTTTTGAAAGTCACATAGACAATAGCATTGTGGCTATGGAGATTTTGCTTAGTAAATAAGGATTTAGGAGAAGGATTATGAAAGCAGTATTAAAGTATCCGGGAGCGAAGAACAGGCTCGCTCCTTGGATATGTGAATATATCCCGGAACATGATGTATATCTTGAACCATTTGCCGGAAGCTTGGCAGTGTTTTTCAACAAAGAACGTTGTCATATCGAAACGGTAAATGACCTTGATGGTGAGATAACAAATTTCTTTCAAGTGCTACGGGATAGAGGAGAAGAATTGAACCAAGCAATCGAATTAACACCGTTTTCCCGGAAAGAGTATGAAAATGCATACCACGAGGAAGACGTGACAGATATAGAAAAGGCCCGTAGGTTTGCAGTCAAATGTTGGATGGGATTTGGGTGCGGCAACCTATACCGAAACGGTTTTAAATCTGGCCAGCAACGAAAATCGCCAAATCCGGCCAGAGCATGGAGTGTTCTTCCGGAAACGCTAACTTTAGCAGCGGAACGTTTAAAGGGAGTGCAAATTGAGAATTTGCCGGCCGTAGAATTGATTAATCGATATGACACCGAAGACGTCTTTATGTATGTTGATCCACCGTATTTGCGTGGCACTAGAAAAAACTATTTGTACCGGCATGAAATGAAGGACGCAGAGCACGAGGAGCTTTTAAATGTCTTGGTTAATCATCCAGGACGAATACTCTTATCAGGATATGACAATGAGATGTATAACGATATGCTTCCTGAATGGCGGAAAGTGGAAAAGGCTACGTTGGCAGAGGGTGGCCGAAGACGTGTCGAAACGCTTTGGATGAACTATGAAATAGGGCAATCAGAATTGTTGTTAGGGAATAACTAAATAAGGATTTAGGAGAAGGATAGATGATAGGGCGTAAAGAGTTTTATGAAATAGCAGGCGTAAGCCAGCACAGCGAGTTTGAAAAGTATTTAAGCGATTTAATATTTACAAAAGCACCGCGAGAGGACTTTTACAGAGAAATAATGGCGCGCGGGGCAGATTTTGAGACAGACACGTTTCGGAATTACTTTGAGGAGTATTCAGCGGAGCGTAAGAGCAATATGCAAGATTATACGCCCGATGCACTAGCAATACTGCTCGCCAACCTCGCAAACGGCAGCGGAGAAGAAAAATATAGTGCATACGACCCAACAGCGGGCACAGGCGCGCTATTAATTCAAAAGTGGGTAGTTGATGGGAAGAGTGATGAAAGGCTATATAGGGCGGATGAATTAGCCGACAACGCTATTCCCTACCTTCTACATAACCTAGCCATGCGGGGCATCAATGCGGACGTAGTACATGGGAATGTGCTAACTAGAGAGGTTAAGACGGTGTATCGGCTAAGGGCGCAAATTATAGAGTTTTCGATTATTTCTAAATATCCGCGAAACGATGAAACGATGAAAGACTTTAAAATCACGAGATGGAAGGAAGAGTAAATGACAGAAACAGTTTTAAGCAATCCGCCTTATTCTATGCCCTGGGAGCCGGTGGAAGACGAACGCTTTACAGGCTATCCACTAGCGCCAAAGTCTAAAGCAGACTATGCGTTTTTGCTACACGCTTATCATAATCTAGGGGATAACGGCACAATGGGAATATTACTGCCTCACGGTGTGCTATTTCGAGGACAGAAGGAAGAGGAGATAAGACGCAAGCTACTAGACGATGGCGCGATAGAGATTATTGTAGGGTTGCCGGAGAAGTTGTTTAAGTCAACATCTATCCCGGTGGCACTACTGATCTTGAGAAAGAACCGGAGTGATAAAAGCGTGTATTTTGTCGATGCCTCACGGGAGTACGTAAAGGAAAAGGCACAGAACGTACTGACCGAAAAGGAGATTGAAAAGATAACGTCTGCTTGTAAGGCGAAAGTCGAAATTGAGAAGTATGCGCACCTAGCGAGCTTGGAAGAAATCAAGAAGAATGATTACAACCTCAATATTCCTAGGTATGTCGATACTTTCGAGCCGGAAGAATTAAAGCCGATGTCTGAAATCGTCAAGGAGATGAGGGAGACGGACGCGAAAATAAAGGAGACAGAGGCAGAGTTTTGCGAAATGCTAGGGCAGTTAGTAGGTAATACCCCAGAGGCGGCAAGAGAGTTAAAGGAGTTAGTCGATTATTTTAATGTCAAGACCGGAGCAAGGCAGAAAACTAAGAAGCCGAAAGAGGTGGTGCAAGAATGGGAGCAGTTGACACTTCTGTAATAGATTTTATGAAATATACAGAAATTACACTCAGAGAAGTCGCGAAATACGAGAGAGCAAAGAAAGGGACCATATACCCAAGTGGAACATCGACAATACAGATATCGGCTACAAAAGGACAATGCGGATATTTGGAAGCGCCTGGAGAGGTCCATACGAAAGAAGTGGCGATTATTCCGCAGGAAGGGATAAACCCGAAGTACCTCAATATCGTTATCCAGAAGAATATGGACGAATTTCTTGAAAGATATATGACGGGCTTGAATATAAAGGAGTCTGAAATCGGCAATTTCCCTATACAACTCCACAACCGAAAGACTCAAGATGCGGTCGTTATGCTAGTCGAGAAGATAGAAAAGGATATGGAGATAGAGCAAGAAGAGATTGCGGCTTATACAGAGCTTAAAAAGATTATGTTAGACAAGATGATGGTTTAACTAAAGAGTAATTTAGCCAAAAATGAAATAAGGCGATTTATATTTCAAGTTTGGCGCGGTTTTTGAAATAAGAGTAGGAGGGATAGACAATGGCAACATTAAGAGACCAGACGTATAATGCCGAGTGGTTCGCAGAGGAGTTCCGGAGACTCGTAGCAAAGGCCCACGATAACGGCGTGTATGTGACGGCGAAGGGAAAGCTATACGTCTTTAAGGACGGAGATAAGTTTGAGATAGACGTAGTGAGGAGAACGCATGAAACGGCAGCAACGATTAGCGCAACTAAAGACCTTAGATAAGCTCGAATACGACGTGTCTGACAAGGCGATAGAGCGGAGTCAGCGCAAGCCTTATGAGGTGGTGGACGTTAGGGAGTATCTAGGGCAGAAATACAACATCAAGGAGAGTATAAACAGTGGCAAACGTGAGGGCACTTAATAAAGACAAGTATAAAATCAGCAAGCACAAATTCTTAGAGGCGTACCACTTTTGTATGCAGTACAACGAGTGGCGAGACGAGCTTAAGTACAACACCGACACCGTAGGGAGTTTTGACTATAGCCGAGTACGAGTGCAATCTTCGGGCGGTGGGGACGCTACGGCAGACTTAGGCGGACGAAGGGCGGAGTTATCGAGGAAGTGCGAGCTAGTGGAGCAGACGGCGATAGAGGCGGATAGCGATATTTACGAGTATATCTTAAAGGCGGTAACAAATGAGGGTGTGACGTATCATTACCTAAACACGGTATGCGGTATGCGTTGCGGGAGAGATATGTATTACGACCGCAGACGAAAGTTTTACTTTAATCTGTCAAGCAAGTTATAAAATATACCACACTCAGAGGACAACAATCCGTGATATTATGATAAATGAGATAAGTTCAAAAGAACATCTCTACTCCTTTATTTTTTTTGGATTGCTTCTCCCCGAAGCATAATAAACAGAGAGCCTTGCTTAACCGCAGGGCTCTTTTGCGTGGAAAGGAAAGCATGGAAGTAGATATTTTAGGGACCAAGTACAAGATAGAATACATAGCCGAAAAGGACGACCCGAGACTTGAAACGAGTAACGGATACTTCGACCACAGTATGAAAAGGATTGTAGTCGGCAAGTTCAAGAGCGACACAATGAGCATTGGCAATTTGGAAGTGTTTACCAAGAAGGTGTTGCGCCATGAAATCATTCACGCCTTTTTCTACGAAAGCGGATTGTGGGAGAATAGCAGCAACATAGATGCATGGGGTATGAATGAGGAAATGACAGATTGGATAGCGATACAGTTTCCAAAGATGCTTAAGGTGTTTGAAGAGGTTGGAGCGCTATAGAGAGGTGAGCGTATGGCAAACTACCGTAGGACGATATCTAAACTTCAAACAGCGATATTAGGACAGGGCAGAGCCATACGGATGAACACCTTCCAGTTTTACTCAGCAGAAAAGAAGTGCATGATAAGCACTAATATATTAATCGAGAAACAATTAGTAAAGAACCGTAAAGGAGAAATGGTAATGAAAGACGTAGAGATATATAAAAGCGCATCTATGCCCGATATAGTAAAGTTCCTTGCGGATATCTATAAGGCAGGTGGTTAATATTGGCATTAACACCTAAGCAGAAAAAGTTCTGTGACGAGTATATCAAGTGCGGGAATGCTACCGAGGCGGCTAAGAAAGCGGGATACAATAAAAAAGCGTGCAGACAGATAGGCAGTGAAAACTTGTCAAAACCGTACATAAAAGCCTATATAGAGAAACGCGCTAAGCCCCGAGAGAAAGAAGCTATCGCCGACATAAACGAAGTGCTAGGCTTTTTTACTGGGGTTATGCGTGGCGAGATTAAAGACCAGTTCGACCTAGACGCGGCACTCCCCGAACGACTTAACGCCGGCAAAGAGTTAATCAAACGGTTTCAAGTCGTGGATAAGTTGGCACAGGACAAGGCAAGGTTAGAGCAAGAGCTTAAACAAGCTCAGATAGAAAAGGCAAAGGCTGAGGCGGCTATCGCACAGAACACGGCTAATAAGCTAACGCTCAACCAAGAGAACCAACAACAGATTGTAGATCTTATCGATATCGGTAAGGGTATTATAGGCGGTGATGAAGAATGATAAAGGTGGTGATTTACCCTTGATTTTAAGCGAAAAGCAAAAAGAGAACATTTATTCAAACCTTAGCGGCATCGAACTGGAGCTTAACGAGGGAACTTAACCATTCGTTCGGGAAAGACCCTATCTGATGCTCAAAAGATGGCTCTAGTGTACGCCGCAAGCCCCGACCAAAACCACCTTGTATCGGCGTATAACCAAGAGCAAGCCTATCGTATGTTTATGGACTGCGAGGGCATGGGGCTGCAACACATCTTTAGAAACTACGGAGAAATGCGGAGCGACCGCCACGGCGACCACTTGTGGCTTAATCTCCCTAGCGGAGAGAAGAAGATATATTACAAAGGCGGTGGCAAGATTAATAGTGTCGGTGCGGTAACTGGTATGTCATTCGGCACGGTCACATTCTTGGAGTACAACCTACTCCATAAATCGTTTATACAGGAGTGTTTCCGCCGTACCCTAGCGGCTAAGTTTAGATATCACTTGGCAGAGCAAAATCCACCCGCGCCGAACCATCCGAACCTAGAGTGCATCGAGCCGTTCGAAAAGACTGGCAAGTATCGCTTTCGGCATTGGCTACCTCATGACAACCCTATTCTTACAGGACAGAGGCTTAAGGACTGGGAAGAACAATGTAAGGTGTCTGACTATCTCTATAAACGAGACTGGTTAGGACAAAGGGTAATGCCCGAGGGCGTTATATACTCCATGTTCGATACCGATAAACATTTAGTTAGGACTATCAAGGGAAACGTGATTGAAACATTCTTCACGGCGGATGGTGGACAAGCAGACGCTACAACGTGCGCTTACTGGGTAGTTACGTTTTACGAGGGGCGCTATAGACTCTATCGCATAGCTAATTACTACCACAGCGGTACAGATACAGGCGTAACAAAGGCTATGTCTGTATACGCTAAAGAGATAAAGCAGTTCATTGGATGGTGTCGGGATAGATGGCCCGATTACCCGCACTGGAATTACTTCTTTGTCGACCCCGCTTGCAAGTCCTTAAGCGAGGAATTACGCCTATTAAGGATAGACACAGACAAAGCAGACAATAATAGCCGAGATAAGATATCTAGTAACGGTCTGAAAATAGAGGTTGGAATCGAACGTGTACAGAACGCTCTTAGCAAGGGGGTTCTTTTTTTGTACGATATCGACGGCGAATACGACCACTACAACCTCATTAAGGAGATCGGAATGTACGTGCGGAATGATGCAGGACTTCCGGTCGATAAGAATAACCACGGGCTTGACGAGGTTAGATATGCAGTAAATTACTTTACAAAAGCATACGTCGTTTAGGAGGTAAGCGAGTGTTTGAAAAATTAAAAGCTATGTTAAGGATAGGAGGTAGCAAAGTGGGTTTAGTAGACACACTAGATAAGATTATAGATCATCCAAAGATTTCTATGCCGGAGAGCGAATATAATCGCATCTTGGACAACAAGAACATCTATATGCAGCAATACAAAAAGGTTAAGTACCTAGATAGCAACGGCGAAAGTCAAGAGAGGGAGTACAAGTCCATCAACGTCGCAAAGGTTATATCTAGGCGCTTGGCTAAGCTAGTGTTCAACGAGGGGTGTGCAATTGCTGCGGATAACAAAGATGCAGATAAGTATTTGCAGAACGTCTTTAAATCTAGCAAGTTCCGCAAGAACTTCGGCGAAGAACTAGAGGCGGGGTATGCTCTTGGCGGTGTGGCTCTTAGACCATACTACGACGCAGGGACTAGGACAATCAAGATTGCCTTTTGTCCCGCAGATTGCTTCTTTCCTCTAAGTTCCAACTCTAACGACGTAAATGAGGCAGCAATAGCTACCGTTACGCAAGAGGTAGAGGATAAAAAGACGATTTACTACACCCTGTTGGAGTTCCATGAGTGGATAGACGGCGTGTACACCATTAGCAACGAGTTGTATCGCTCGGAGAAAGATGGCAAGGTCGGGGTTAAGGTTCCACTTGGCTCGCTAGACAAGTACAAAGACCTAGTCGAAGTTGCCCCTATGGTTAACTTCACACGCCCCTTATTCGTCTACATCAAATTAGCAGGCAAGAATAACGCTTGTTTAAACAGCCCGCTAGGTGCGGGCGTAATAGATAACGCCAAAAGGCAACTAGAAGACATTAACGAGAAGTACGACCAGTTTATGTGGGAGATAGAGAAGTCTGCTACTAAGATACTGGCATCCGACCACTTCTTTAGAGTGCGCTATGACGAGGACGGACAGCCGATTAAGCGGTTCGAGAGCAAGACGGACGTGTTCCAAAAGCTAAAGGCTGACGACCCTTTCATCGACTCTTTTGCACCGTCCCTTAGAGCAAACGAGTTCATCGAGTCTATCAACTTTATCTTGCGCATCGTGGAAATGCAGACAGGGTTCTCGGCGGGAACGTTTTCCTTTGATGGTCAGTCTGTCAAGACGGCTACCGAAGTTATATCCGAGGACTCAGAAACCTTTTCCACACGTTCAGATAACGTGCAGATTGTGGAAGAGGCTATTAAAGAGCTAGTAACGACCATCTTTGAGTTTTCTAAAGCTAATAAGCTATTTAAGGGCGAGGTTGGCGACGTATCGGTCGACTTTGACGACGGTGTGTTTACTAGCAAAGAGGCTCAGTTAGACTACAACCTCAAAGCGGTAGGCGGTCAAGTTATGCCGATAGTAGAGGCAATAAAGAGACAGTTTAATCTCACGGATAACGAGGCTAAGAAGTGGTACAACAACATTCTTACCGAGCAAAGCGCAATGGCTTATGATGTCCAGGAGCAAAATGCTCACGACGAAATATACGGCGGTGGTGAATAATGCGTATAACTCCATACCAAATGGATATGTGGACGTATGAAATGTCCGAGTTTTACAACTCCCTAGAGGGCGAGATTATACGGAGTGTTATTAAAAGGCTTAATAATGGCTATACCAACATTACGGAGTGGCAAGCGCAGGCTTTAAAGGATTTACGCCTGTTTAACTCGGACGTGGTAAAGGAGTTAGCTAAAATGACCCCCTACCTAGAGAGCGAGATAAAACGCTACTTCGAGGTTGCGGGAAATGACTTCATTCACGAGATTGACGAGTACATGACCTATGAGTCAAAGCCGTTCCCCTCGGACTTAGATGATGTTATGCGGTCGTATAGTTCCCAATGTTGGCGAGAGATAGATAACTACGTCAATCAGACCCTTGTTACCACCAATTACGGCGAGGGCGGTCGGGGCACAGCTACACAGGCTTATGTAGACGTACTTAATCGGACGCAAGCATTGTTTAACACAGGACTTTTAACCTTGGACGAGGCGTTAGAGCAAGCAATCAAGGAGCTAGCCAAGAAAGGTATTAAGAGTACCTTTATCGACAAAGGCGACCATACATGGAGTTTAGAACGCTACGTACAGACCGTTTTATCGTCTACCCTAGCGAATACCTACAACGAGCTTAGAACGTCGAGAATGGCAGAATACGGCGTACACACAGTAGTTGTAACAAGTCACATGGGGGCAAGACCCGCGTGCAGTCGTATCCAAGGAAACGTAGTTGATTTGCGTATGCCTTGGCAGATACCCGAAGGCTCGGAGTATTTAAGCATTTACGACGCAACTTGGGGCGCTGATTACGGGACGGCGGGCGGACATAGAGGGTGTAATTGCAGACACTCGCACATACCTTTTATCCCCGGGGCTAATACCAATAACCAACCTCAGTACGACGCGACTGAGAACGCCGAGGTTGCAAAGTTACGGACTAAACAAAGAGATCTAGAGCGTCGCATGGTGCGACACAAGAAAGACCGCATGATATCCGCAGAGCTTGGAAACATTCCCGAGATTAAGCGACTTGATAAGCTAATCAAGGGGACAGACAACCGTCTGACGGAGCTTGTCGCAAGTAATAAGTGGCTTAACCGGGACCGTAACCGAGAAAAGGTATACACACCGCTAGAAATACTCTTAGCGGACCATAACGAGTAAAGATAGCGCCTATAAGGGCGTTATTTTTATATACCTAGACCTGCCGAATGTCTCAAAAAGGCGGACTCATAGCGGGAGTTGCCGCTCAAAAAACACTTAGGAGGATACCGATGAAGAAAGAAGAATTATTAGCACTAGGCATCGAAGAGGACAAGGCGAAAGAGATTATGGCCTTGCACGGTAAAGAAATGACTACCCTTAACGGACAAATCGCCACCTTAACAGGAGAGCGCGACCAGTTTAAAGGACAATTGGAGACCAACCAAAAGGAACTAGATGCCTTAAAAGAGTCTGCAAAAGGGAACGAAGAGTTAACCGCACAGTTAGCCGACTATCAAGCCAAGCTAGACGAGGCTGAGAAAGCGTCCAAAACGGCGCTAGAGGCAAAGGATAAGGAGTACGCGCTTAAGCTAGCTATTGGAGCAGCGGGAGCGCTAGACACCGACATTGTCCTCGGGCAATTAGACCTAGACACCATTAAGGTTGTTGATGGCAAGTTGCAAGGCTTTGACGAGCAGTTAAACGGAATTAAGGAAGGTAAGCCCTTTTTGTTTCCGACAGACGAAGAAGACGGCGACCCAGCTATCGTGGTTCCGCCGGGTAACCCAAGCGGTGGTAAAGCGGACCCGAAAGACCCGTTCGCCGCGAAAGTAGCAAAATATCAACAATAAGAAAGAGGTAAATTATGGGTACAGAAAATCAGAACAAATCAGCACGTAGCTATCAGAAACAGTTTAAAGAGCTTTTAACCGCGGTATTTGCTGCACAAGCATATTACCGTGACTTCTTTGGCGGAGAAATCGAAGCCCTTGACGGCGTGCAACACAACGAAACCGCCTTTTACGTTAAGACTTCCGATATCCCTGTTGTTGTAGGCTCAGCGTATAACAAAGATGCCAATACCGCCTTTGGCACTGGTACTGGGAAATCTACTCGTTTTGGCGAGAGAACGGAAATCATCTATGAGGATACTCCGGTTCCTTATACTTGGGAGTGGGTATTCCATGAGGGAATTGACCGTCACACCGTAAACAACGATGAAACCGCAGCGGTAGCGGATAGACTTGACCTTCAAGCGCAAGCTAAGGTTCACACGTTTAATCAGCAACACGCAAAATTCATTTCTACTTCTGCCGGAAAAACCGAGTCATTAGCAGATTATAGCGCAGCCGCGGTATTGACGCTTTTTAACAATCTGTCTAAATACTTCGTTAACATCCAGGCAGTAGGAGTAAAAGTCGTAAATGTCAACGCTGACCTTTACAACGCTATCGTAGATCATCCGCTAATGACGAGTGCAAAAGGTTCTTCAGCTAACATCGACGAAAACGGATTGGTTAAGTTTAAAGGCTTTATCGTTCGTGAAGTTCCGGACGAATTATTGCTTACTGGCGAAGTGGCTTACGCATATATCCAAGGCGTAGCAAAAGCCTTTACTGGCATTAATACGTCGAGAACTATCGAGTCTGAGGACTTCGACGGCGTTGCGCTTCAAGGCGCGGGCAAGGCGGGAGAGTTTATCCTTGACGATAACAAGAAGGCAGTAGTTAAAGTCAGCTTCACAGGAGCGTAGGAGGTAGAAGATGTATAAGGTAATTAAACTCTTCCACGACCTAGAAGACGGCAACCGCCTTTACAACCCCGACGACACGTATCCTCGCAAAGGGCTAACCCCCACAAAGGAGCGTATCGCCGAGTTACTGGGTAGTGATAACAGGCAAGGGACACCGTTGATCGCGGAAGAAAAGAAGAAACCGACGAAAGAGGGAAGCAAGTAGCTTTCCTCTAGAAAGGAGAGCTATGTATCTTAACTTTGAAGAATTTCAAGCGCTAACCAAAAGCGAACTCGATAAGACTTCGTTCGAGAAATACTATCCCAAAGCCGAGGCGGTGCTTGATAATGCGACCTCGCATTTCTACCAAGCGCATGACCTTGATACGGACGTTCCTTTTCGAGCGAACCAATTCAAAAAGGCTCTATGCGCGCAAATCATCTTTTTCGATGAAATGAAGACTGACACTTCCGAGGGTATTAATAGCACACCGCAATCATTCTCCGCAGGGCGTACTAGCGTTTCTAGCCGGTACAACACAAGCCTTGGTGCGGAGAAAAAATCGCTGTTGGTTGAGGATGCCTATATATACCTAGAGGGGACAGGGCTTTTATATCGGGGGGTGAGGTAATGCGAGTACCAAAACCGCCAATGGAGTTTCTAATTGACGAGTTCGAGTATCACGAAATCGCTGACGAAACAGGCTCTTGGGGCGAATCGACCTTTAAGGAACCAGTCGCTATCAAGGCGGCAAGGATAGACAGAACCGCGCAGTACACTAGCGACGGCACAGGAAAGCACTTGCTATATAATGCGGTGCTTTTTTGTTATGAAGGGCTATCTAAACCGATGCCGGCATTTAAAGAACAATCCAAGATTGTCTTTGACGGACAGGAGCATATCCTAACGAAGGTTATCCCGATTTACGAGCCTTACACGAACAAGATTTATTCCTACGAATTGGAAGTGGTCTAATGGGCGTTAGGGTAAAGGTAGATATCTCGGGGGTAGAAAAGAAACTGTCCAAAGCGAACATGAGCCGCGGTAGGTATGCAATGGCTAACCAAATGCTTGCGGATATGAACCGCTTTGTCCCGATGAAACAAGGGACTCTCCGACAGACAGGGCACGCAAGCGCGGACGGCAAGGAGCTTATTTGGAACACTAAGTATGCGGCGGTTCAATTTTACGGCCCTAGTGGCGGTAGAAAAAAGACTCTGACCGACAAACAAAGGCGATTTATCTTTTGGGCGCTTAAGAATAACCCTAGTCTGCTTAACGGTGGCTATTCGACACCGGGAACAGGCCCGAGGTGGGACTTAAAAGCTAAAGGCTTGTATATGGCTGACTGGGAAAGAGCGTTCTTGAAAGGAGCCGGTATATGAATTTTTTAGACGTATTAGTAGCAAATGTAAATGAGGAAATCGAAGGTCTTGGAATGCGAGAAGGGTATCTTGGTCCTAACGAATGTATCGTTGTCTATCCCCTGCCTGGCGGCAAGAAAGAAACGGAGTACATGGACGGGGCGAAGGATATTATCTTGAATTGTGAGATTGCCATGAAATCGAAGAACGGAGATAAGATTAATAACTTGCTTTGGCGGGTTGCTGACTATCTCGAGGAGCTTACCGCTCTAGGGTCTGACGATTTTGAATTTAACGAACTGACCGTATCGAGCAAGCCGTTTATTAACGACGCTGACGAGCAAGGGTGGTTCGTTTTTTTATTGGATTTCCAAGCGAGTTTAACCACAGGAGGTAAACATGAGTAGAATTAAAAATGCACTTAGGGGGCACTTTATTGCAGATTACGATAAGTCTTCCCCAGACACCGCGCCAACCGCCTTTTTGGAGTTGGCAAAATGGGTTACAAATGTAACCGACGATACCGACGAGTCTAGCGACGCTTATGCAGATTACGCAGGGGACGGAACTGAGTCCACAGACGTAACAGGCATTAGCGAGAAATGGACGTTCGAAGGTACTTACGATGCAAGCGACGCAGCGCAAGCCTTAATCGCTAGCAAAAAGAGAAAACTGGGCGACGAACGTAAGGTGTGGCATAAAATTGTGCAGACTGACGGTACTGAGGTTGTAGGTGTAGCCACCGTATCCGAGATTAAAGCGGGTTCGGGCGAAGCATCGGCATACGAAGAGTTTCATTGTGTGCTTAACTATGACCAAATCCCTACGGAAACACCGAAATCGGGCGCGTAAACCATCTAGAGCGGCGAGGATAACACCCTTGTCGCTCTTTTTATTTTAGGAGGCTAAAAATGGCAATTAAAATTGATGTACAAAACCCTACAATCCCTATTGAGATTGGGGAGCTGAAATTTGAATTTGAAAAATCAGACAAGAACGTAAAGAGGTTCTACAAATGTCTTAATCAATACCAAGCGGACTTTCATAAGCTTTTTGCTGAGGACGAAAGCGACGAAACACCGAATAGCGAGGCGTTTAACGAGCGCATAGAGCAATTAGACGAGTTTCTAAAGGTAGCTTTTGACGATATGTTGGGCGAAGGTGCTTATGATAAAATTCGGGCTCTTGGAGCATCTACTCTCAATATGTCCTTATACTTCTTCAATCTGTCTATGGGCATCAAGAAAGAGCTCTCTCTTGACCCTGTTAAAGAGATTTTAGACAAGTATACAAAGTAGGTGATGTGATGTTTTCGCTAGCCTACAAAGAGGATAGAGAAGTGATTATCGGGGACGGTTGCTACTTCGTGGATACGTCCTTTGACAACGTCCTAAAGGTTATCGATATGCTTAACGACCAAGAGGTCGGGAATGTGGCTGACAAGATAGTCTTAGGCTTGGCAATGCTTCTAAGGGACGAGCACGGGGAGCGCTTTGACTTCACTAACCAACTCTTCCAACGTCCTATGGAAGTGCTTGAACAAGCCCTTGACGAGATATGTAAGACCTATATCGATATCGGAAAAAAGAAAGAGATTAGGCGCGACCTACAGGGGAACGTTATTCCAACACCACAGGAAGAGGAAGAAGAGAATTCTTACTCCCTTAAACACGATGCCGAGTTTATTTACGCGTCGTTTATGCAAGCCTATGGCATAGATCTAATTGAGGCGCAAGGAAAGCTATCATGGGCGAAATTTCAAGCCCTTTTAGTGGGACTTCCAAGCGACACGAAGTTTTCGCAAGTCGTAGCCATACGGACGTGGAAGAAGCCAAGTAAAAGCGAGTCAGAAACGTCTCGTATGCAGAAACTAAAGGACATTTACAAATTACCGGAAGGGGGCGAGATAGATGGCTGATGGGAAAATTACAATTGCGGTTAACCTAGAAGATGGGAATGTCGAAAAGGGCTTAGACGATATTAAAAATAGTCTTGGCATCGTGGATACGTCTGCGCAAAAGGCGACTACTGGCTTTAAAAGTATGACTGCCGCTATGCTCGCGGTTAAGGTTGCTAGCAAGGCTATCGACGTGCTTAAGAGCTCTCTAGACGGTGCGGTCAAGCGATTTGACACCCTCAACCAGTTTCCGAGGATGATGCAGAGTCTAGGATACTCCGCCCAAGAGGCGCAAGGCTCGATTGACAGGCTCGCAGAAGGTATCGACGGACTTCCGACTGCTCTAGATGATGTGGCGGCAAGCACGCAAGCTATCGCTCTTATTACAGGCGATTTAGACGAGGCTACAGGGACGGCATTGGCACTTAATGATGCTTTTTTGGCAAGTGGCTCTAGTTCGGCGGATGCTTCTAGGGGTATGATCCAATATAATCAAATGCTTGCGGCAGGAAAAGTCGATATGCAGGCATGGAAAACCCTCATGGAGACAATGCCTTATGCGCTTAATAAGGTTGCAGAGTCATTTGGCTACACAGGGCGAACTGCTAAACAAGACTTATACAACGCCCTCAAAGAGGGAAATATCACGTTCGACGAGCTGAATGCTAAGCTAATCGAACTTGACGGCGGACTCGGTGGATTTGCTGAAATGGCGAGAATCAATTCCGAGGGTATCGGCACGTCTTTTGCAAACATCAAGACGGCAGTCGTTAAGGGCACGACAGAGCTTATTAAATCGTTCGATAAAGCGACTAAATCCCTTACTGGGAAGAATATCGCACAGAACCTTAATTCCCTTAAAGGGACAATAAACACCACCTTTAAAGCGATGGCTAAGAGCGTGGAGACAGGGGCGAAAGCGTTTAAGGTTTTGGAGCCGGCTATTAAGGCGGTAACTATAGCTTTTATCGCGTTCAAGGCGGCATCAGCAATCTCTAGCGTTATCAGTAGTGCATCAGCGGCTATCAAACTGTCAAAACTGGCAGTATTACAATATACTGCGGCGCTCGGTACAAATACCGCAGCGCAGTTAGTTAATAACGGCACAATTACCGTTAAGACGGCTTTACTAGGTGGTTTATCCACAGGGTTAGGCATCGTCAAAACGGCTCAACTCGCTTGGAATGTGGCAATGACCGCAAATCCAATCGGGGTTGTTGTGGCAGGCGTAACGGCTCTTGTTGGTGGGATAGCTTTTCTTACAAAGGCGTTCCAGGACAACACCGCAGAGGCAAAAGCATTGGCGGCAGAGCATAAGGAGCTTATCGACAACTCAAAAGAGCTTGCATCGACCGCAAGGGATAACGTGTCGGCTAGCAAGGACAGTTTTAATGCGATTAATTCCGAGGCTGGCGCTTATAAAGACCTAGCCAAAAAGACGGTTGACCTTGCCAATCAGAAAAACAAGACCTCGGGGCAAGTAGCGCAGTTAACAGGGTATATCAACACCCTTAATTCGTCCGTGGAAGGGCTAAACCTTGCCTACGACGAGACTACAGGCACGCTTAATATGACCGAGGACGCTATTTTAAGCCAAGTAGACGCTTGGAAGTCTCTCGCAGAGGCGCAAGCGGCGCAAGAGGCGATGGTTGACGCTCTAAAAGATCAGTACGATATCGAAAATCAGCTTTCTCAGCTCAAGGAAAAAACCGCGGGGATATCCGAGAGCGAAAAAGAGCAAATGCTTGAACACTCGAAGATTAGAGGGCTCTACAACGAAGAAACCGTTGAGGCGGTAGAAACTGAGAGGGAGCTGCAAGACCAACTAAAAGCTACTACCGAACACATCAGTTTTCTTGATGGAAAGATGATAGAGAGCGCAGAAAATCAAGAGGCGGCGGCGCAATCAATGGCAGACTCTAACGCCAAGCTAGTTACTTCCTACGATGAAATGAGCGAAAGCGGTCAAGCTGCTTTCGACAGAATCTTATCTGCCTACGAGGTAATGACAGGCGGTTTATCTAGTCTTAACGAGACTATCGAGCTAGACAACGAGAAAACGTGGTCTAATGTCCAAGCGACACAAGACGACACCATCGCTAAGACGCAGACGTTCGCCGACCTATACGCTCAGCTAGTGCAAGCTGGCATTAGCGAAAGCTACCTAAACGCCATTGGCGCTACTGGGCCCGAATCAATTCCACTCTTACAGGGAATGTTAGACTCGGGAATTGAAACAGTAAAGGGCAAAGAGGATGAATGGAAGAGTGCTTACGACTCACTAAGACAAAAAGGCTTAGAGTCTTTCGCCGAGGGACTAGACTCCGAAACGGCTAGCCTTCTAAACGACTATATTGCGGGAGAAACTGGCATACTCGGAACGATGAAAAGCTCAATCGAGGCGGCAGACTTTGCAGGAATCGGCACAAAGGTTAACGAAGAAGTTGGAAAAGCGATTGAAACATCAGCTGCCGAGACCACCGCGGGGCAAGAAATACCCCAAAAGGTAGCGCAGAACGTGTCTGAGAATACCGAGCCACTAAACCAAGCGGGTACGCAAGTGGCGGAAACGGTCAAAACCTCGGTCAATGCAGGTATGTCAACCGCAGATTTCAGCGGAGTTGGAAAGAAAGTATCTTCCGATATCGCACTAGGAATTACGTTAAACAACGGCTTAGTGCAGTCCTCGCTAACAACGCTACTTAACACGTTTAAGACCTCGATATCCCAGTCGAATACGACCGTACAAACAGGAATGACGACCATGAACACCACGTTCAAGAGTGCTATGACGGATATGGAGAATAATGCCAAGTCGGGCATGGAGAACTTTAAAACTGCCGTTAAAGACGGTATGACTGCAGCTAGCCAAGCGGTATCGGATGGCAAAGCTAAAATAGTTGCCACGCTATCCGGTTTAGGTAGCACGTTCTACAGTTACGGTTTCTCAGCTATGCAAATGCTAGCAAGCGGAATTACCGCGGGGACACCCGCAGCAGTTAGAGCGGCGCAGAACGCAGCGGCACAAATTCAAGGGGCTATGTCGTCGGCAGCAAGTGCGGGTTCGCCATCCAATGCAGTCGCTAAAATGAGTGGCACAGTGCAGACGGTACAAGCGCCTGTTCAACGGTCGCTTTTTGCAAGGATGATAGCGCCCGAAGAACCCGAGCCACAACTAGCGATGGCAACAACGGCGAATTTCTCGTTACCAGTTCTGAGGGCCGAGAACATTCTAGGCGGAAAGATAGCGTCTATGCTCGGGACGAATACCACGAACAATTACTATCAGCAACAGAAGGATAATTCGCCGGAATACATTATTTTGGAGAACACGATAGAAGTGAACGACCGCGAACTCGGGCGCGCTACCGCAAAGTTTGTAAAAGAAGAGAATAACAAGAGCTCACAGAAATACGAAAGAATGGGGGTAAAAGAGATTTGAAAGTAACTTTTAATGGAATAGATCTAACAGATTACCTTATCGTTACGCAAGGTCTTAGCCGTAACATCGGCGCCCCCGGGGACGTAACCTTAAAAAAGATAGGAAAACGGCGCGGAAAGAAGTTTATTAAGCGGACAGAGGGAGCGATCACTATTGTAATGCCTTTTAGACTTCGCTACGACCTCATAGAAAAGCGCCGCGCCCTAGCCGCTATATTTAGCGTAGACGAGCCGAAAGAACTCGTCTTTGAGGACGAGAGTGACATTGTTTATTATGCAATCCCTACAGGAGATACCGACGTTGCGGAGAATAACTTTGCGGGTGTTGGGAAAATCGAATGGGTTATCCCGGACGGTGTAGGATACGCTAAAGACCCCAAAACCTTTAGCAATAATGGCAACAACACAATTACTATCCGAAACAACGGAACCGCACCGGCGGAAGTAGATATCGATTGCACGCTTGCATCAGATAATGGCGGACTAGCCTTTATCCTGGACGACCGCATATTCCAAGTAGGCGACTTCTCGGAGATTGACGGCGAAACCTTACAACACTCCGAGGGTATCGTTTGGACGCCGATGACCGTTAATGGGCTGAGCGCATGGACGGATGAGAATGTAATTCTAGGTAATAAAGGCGTGCCAATCATGGGGACGATGGCGAGCACCGGGACGGTAGATTTTAAGAGCCATGCAAGAGTAACCGATTTTGGTAGCTCGGGCAGTCAAGCCATCTATCACGGGCCCGCAAGGATGATAACGCTTGCAAAAGCGGGGGTCAATGTGTCGACTGTATGGGATATGCGTATGTATACTCCCGATGCCAATATCTATACGGGTTATATGCAAATCTGCCTAGTGGCTACAGACGGAACCGTGCCAGCCTACGTCGATTTTGCCATCACAAATCCTCAAACCAATACTGGCGAGTTTAGGCTTTTTATCAATGGTGTTCAGCGTTGGGCGTTTGGGATTAACTTTAGCAGAATTAACGGATATACAGGGCAAAACTCCCCGTACTTTGAACTAGCCAAGGACGGAGATGTAATTGTTTTTGTAGCCGGTGGCAGCGTTAATAGAATTAAGGCCCCGGAAATAGCGGACGTGGAAATAAACCGTTTAAGCTACCAAATGGCTAAGTGGATGGGTAACGCGGCAGCAAACATGGAAATATGGGTTGTTGGCGGATACAAGAACTATACGTCGTTTCACGACATCCCCAACTTTATGAAAGAATTTGACAAGGTGCACGTAGATAGTAGTGCCTTTGAGGCGACCTTAAACGGCAATCCGTTAAGACTTGCAGATGGCTCTAAGACTTTGCTCGCACCAGTAGGCGAGTCCGTACTAGGAATTGTAACGAGTGACTGGGCAACCATGCCAGAGGTTACGGCGACGATTAGGGAGGTGTTTTTGTAATGGAATACACTTTTCTAACGAAAGATGGCGACTTTAAGTTTGCTTGCTCTACAGAGTCTAAGGACAGCTTGCAACTTTACGACACGAAATATTTAAGGCGAGTAGATACCCCTTCGGAAGTTTTTGAGGGGTATTTTCTTGTTAAGGATAAGAACGGCGATGAAGTAGAAGAAAACGACATACTCTTGTTTAAGTACGAGAATCAGTACCGCGAATTTAAAATCCAAGAGTTGGAAGTAATCAATGGCGAAGCGAAAATCTACGCCGAAAATATGATTATGGAAGTGACGAACGAGGATGCACAGCCCTTACCAAAACCGCCAGATGGCAAGCCTTTTTGGTGGTATATGAAAAACGAGAACTTAAGCGGGCTACTCGAGTACACCGATATCGAGATTAACATAAACGAGATATCCGACCAAAGGCGGCAGTTAGAGTATACCGGCACGACCGAGAAAAAGATTACTAGGCTTATCGATATCCTCACGTCCTTTGGGGCAGAGGCAGAGATTTTACCAGTTCTTGCCCCGGGCGGAGTTTTGCGGGTCGTAGGGCACATTATGAACGTCTATGTAAAACGTGGTGCTGAGATACTCAGCGACCAACTTATCGACGATGTAAACATACAAAGCGTAGAAATGCGACGGTCGCTTAAGTCTTTGCGAAATGCAATAGATCTAAAGGGTGCAAAAATCGAAGGCTCTGAGCAATACGTGACGATTACCGATATCGATTACGACGATGGGGAATACTACAGTCCCCGCGGCGCGTCCATGCTCTTTAGTCGCAAATCTATGGATAAATGGGGAGCGGTTAACGACAGGGATAAGGCTCTCATGATGTCATGGTCTTATGATACGCAAGACCCTAATGAGTTGCTAAGTCGTGGAAAAAATGAGCTACAAAAGTACGATGATGTAACCGTCAATTTTGCAGTTGAGGGCATCATCGAGGGGCAAGTCGGGAATATGATAACGGTCAGCTCCGAAGTTTTGGGGCGTGAGATTTACTTGCACGCTCGTATTATCCAACACGAGATATGCCTAGAGGACAGAACGAAAGATAAAGTAACCGCAGGGGATTTCGTGGAAACGCAAAGCGAAATCGACAAAGCGGTTAAGGCGATGCAAGATGAGCTTGCAAAACTTAAGCTAATCAATGCCGTTGTAATCGCCGAAAAGAGCCAGTTTGTGAACTTAGTGGAAGACAATAGCTTTACGTGCTTTTTGTACGTAAACGACGAAGATGCGGACGTTGAGGGTGCCTTGTATCGGTACGATTGGACGGTCACTTTTTACGGTGCAGACGGCGCGGAGATTAGCAGTATAAACAAGACTGGCAAGGCGATAACGGTGCTTGCGAGCGACTGGCCAAGCACAGCGGTTAGCATGAATTATGAACTAGAATGGGGGCTTAAGTAATGGCGAAAATAAGAGGACAAGTGAGCTTTGTAAAAGATGGCTCTAACGGACAAGACGGCATATCGCCAATTGTGGAAGTAGAAAAGGTTGGGGATACTACAAGTCTTGTCATCGTGGATGCAGAGGGTGAAAAGGTAGCAGAAATTAAGGATGGCGAGAAAGGCGACAAAGGGGATAAAGGAGAAAAAGGCGACAAGGGGGAGACAGGACCCCAAGGCTTGCAAGGTATCCAAGGACCGCAGGGCAACCAAGGCATCCAAGGCGTTAAAGGGACTGATGGCAAGACAAGCTACACGCACCTCGCTTATGCAGACACCGCTACTGGTGGTGGTTTTTCGCAAGATCCCGAAGGCAAGGCTTATGTTGGTATGTATGTAGACTTTACGGCTACCGATAGTAGTGACCCGACCAAGTACGCTTGGAGTCTAATTAAGGGCGCAGACGGGGCAAATGGGACACCAGGCAAGGCGGGAGCAGACGGCAAGACACCGTACTTGCATATCGCTTACGCCAACAACTCCACGGGTACAAGTGGTTTTTCCACCATCGATAGCGCTAATAAGCTCTATATAGGGCAGTATACCGACTATACGCAAGCAGATAGCGCAGACCCAACCAAGTATGCTTGGACAAAGATTAAGGGCGAGACCGGAGCGACGGGGGCGCAAGGGGACAAAGGCAATACAGGCGCACAAGGACCCAAAGGGGATACGGGACCACAGGGGCCGCAAGGAGTACAGGGACCAAAAGGGGCAGATGGCACGCAATATTATACTTGGCTAAAGTATGCGGATACGCCCACAAGCGGTATGTCGGATAGTCCAGACGGTAAAAAGTACATGGGGCTTGCTCACAACAAGACAACCCCAACTGAAAGTGCAACCTATAGCGACTACACTTGGAGCTTAATCAAGGGCGACAAGGGCGACCAAGGTGTGCAAGGGCCCACGGGAGCAAACGGACAACCCACCTATACATGGGTTAAGTATGCTACATCCTCTAGTGGTGCAAATATGTCTGACTTACCCGACGGCAAGACGTATATAGGTTTTGCATATAACAAAGCCACCCAAACGGAGAGCACGAACCCTGCTGACTACACTTGGAGCCTAATTAAGGGCGACAAGGGAGACAAGGGTAATACTGGTAGCACTGGTGCCACTGGCCCAAAAGGCGATACTGGTGCGCAAGGTCCTAAGGGGGATACAGGTGCAACGGGGGAAAACGGTAAGACCCTATACGGTACATCGTCCACGGCGGCAGGAACAGCGGCGAAAGTAGTCGTTTGCCCAGATGCCAAGAGTCTCTATGCAGGGCTTACGGTGTGCGTTAAATTTAGCGCCGCGAACACTTATGCAAGCGGAGCTATAACGCTTAACGTTAACGGTCTAGGAGCAAAGAGCGTCTATATAAACAACGTTGTCACTTCTGCCACAAACCAGTTTCTTTGGGCGGCTAACGCGACGATTACGTTTACCTACAACGGTACTGGATGGGTCCCCGTCGGCGAGCCTCGGAGTTACTACGGTACGTCTGGGACGGCGGTCGGTACGGCGGCAAAGACAACGGCAATCGATGCGGTTGTAATCTGCAAAGGGGCAACGGTTAGCATCTCGTCTACTAACGGCAACACGGCGGCAACAACGACGCTTAATGTATCAAGTACAGGCGCTAAAGCGGTTTACAATAACGGCGGTAGAGCGGCTTACTGGTCTCCTGGTGCTTCCGTATCGTTTACTTTTAATGGGCGATACTGGTATGTATCTAGTGACCCCATCTACGCCTCGACCGCTACAATTGGTAATGCGGCAGGTAGCAACGTTTACATCGATAATGATTCGGTGGATATCCGAGAGGGTAGCGACGTGCTTGCATCTTTTACCAAGGACGATATCAACATCGGTCTGTGGAAAAATGCACAGATAGGTGACAAGAAACGACTTAATTTTTACGGTGGAAACGCTTATATTGAGTGCGAAGTCGGCGGCACAAGAGAGCTTGTACGGATTGGCGGAGTCGCCGATATGATGTTGCTTGCACAGTATATTTCGATGGAGACTCCAAGCGGGATGAGTATTGATGTGGGGGCGGGGGATGTATATCTTACAAATATGGCTGCCACGTCGCTACCGCTTATTGCGACGCTTACCCAACTAACAAAACCAACCATTATCGCGCCTATAAAGACGGTTATGCAAGACTGGGATATAACTTTTAAAAAGACGGATACGAAAAACACGCTGATTGTCTATGTAATAGCTAGTGGTTACAGAAATCAAATCCTTGTTCCGGCGGATGCGCTTAATACTTTGTACGCTATCCAAGTGCCCTGGCAAGACGGACACACAGTTACTATGCAATTGCGATATGAGGCGCATCCCACAGATTTCGCTTTAAATCGTATATACGTTGTGCGATTGGTAAAGACTGGAGCATGGGCGAGTACGGCGGCGCAATTAGAGGTAAGGACAATTTAAAGAAGAAGGTGAGGATATGAAGAAAATGGATAAAATCAAGATTATTGTAACTGGAATAATGGCAGCTTTATCAAGCTTGCTGGGGGTTCTATATATCCCTGTGCTGATTTTGGTAGCGTGCAACATTATTGATTACGCAACGGGCCTTATGGCAGCGCCCCACCGGCACGAGTCGGTAAAGTCATACAAGAGCATAAAGGGCATCACGAAAAAGGTGTGTATGTGGCTCTTGGTAATCGTAGGAGCGCTTATAGACGAGCTCTTGGCGTACTCGATAGCAACATTACACATTACACTTCCGTTCGCGTTTCCAATCGCCTGCATTGTGGCGATATGGATTATATGTAATGAGTTGATAAGCATACTGGAAAATATTGCAGACATCGGGACTCCGGTGCCTGCTTTTTTAAAGAAAATCATAATGTATTTAAAGGACGCCTCAGAAGACAAAGCAGATATCATAGAAGATAAGGAGAACGATAATGCAGAATTATAG